CCACTTTGGTAGATAAGTTTGGCACAGTCCAAACATGGAGCATGGGTAATAAACATAGTAGCACCCAGACCAGATTCGTTGGACTTAGCCAGTTTCGCAATCGCATTCGTTTCAGCATGTAATACCTCTTTACGTGTTACGAGTTCTGGAATTTTCGTTTGCGGATGTACAAATTCATATTCACAATTGTTATCCCATCCAGATGGCATACCATTGTAGCCAATTGAGATGATACGATCATCTTTGACTACAACAGCACCAACATGCAATCGCTTAGCAGAAGACAGCTGAGCAAACCTCTCAGCTGTATCCATAAATGCTTCATCCCATTTCTGTTTCATTTTCCAAACCCGAAAGGACATTTACCTTCAGTGACATCATGTGGTTTTAATTTTCTATGATTATGATAAGAAGTTTCGATCATTGTAAGTCTAGTCAACTCATTATATTCTTTATCATCAACAAGATGATATTTAAAATTAACTTTCTTATCAGTGACTGGAATCATATGAACCAACGGATCTCCAGTATTGTATGATATAACACAACCTTTACGAACGAATGCATTAACATTAACCTGATGTTGATATCTAAAATCCAACATGCCTGATAATATACGTATATTATCAGCAGTATCAGTCCTATTCCAATCGCACATATTCCAAGTAAACTTAACACCAGTCTTTTCAGACAAATGCCATGGTGCCAATAATTTGACATGCACTCTATCTGTATAGACACCTGATCCATATTGGATACGATCATGTTGTTGTAAAGTTAAAGTATCAGCTGGACTACTAACGCTATCAGCACAAAAAATCTGACCATCTTCGGTGACCTCTAGAGATATATCTGACCATGCAGGTAAAATATACCCATAACTGAATAAATCTTTCAAACCTACACAACGTCTAATTGTAGGAATATCTTCCATTAACGCACTTGCAGGGTTGTGATTCTTTTTCAGTTGCACATAGTTAGGCATCTGTTTAATTTCTTCTGGAAAGAATTTACTAGCCTTATCAATTCTGTAGTTATGATAGAGCATAGGATTGCTTGTGAAGCAATCAACAGTTATCTCTGATGGTTTAATCCAAAACATTACTCATCCTCTTCGTTATTCTCTACCCACATCTCATGTTCTTCCATTAGATTGCCATATTCAACCACATCCTCTGGAAGCAGTTCAATACTTCCTCTGTCTGAAAGATCGTATTCGTAGTACTCATCGATACCGTCTTCAAACTTACCAATGAATCCCATTCCAGGTTCATGGTAGTGTGCTTTGATAATCCATTCCTCATCACCAATCACTTCATACAATGTACTTGGTGGCGACCATGCTGTATCAAAACTTATAAAGATAGTATGTTCATCAACTCGTTGCCAATCATAAATTGTAGCATCCCATTTAGTACCCCAATTGTTTACATTCCACATGTACCAGTTTTCCTTTTCTTCTGGAGGACATGGTACAAGATGATTTAACACTCTGGCTTCATCACCTTTTTGTAGTTCCTGCTCAAGAGCATCAACTTTCTCTTTGAGTTCATGGAACAATGTTGCTGAGTTGCTGCACCAATTAGGCATCTTTAGTTTCCTTCACGATGGGTTTGATCAAGTTATGAGACTCCAACAGCTTACGTGTAATCTTTGGATATAACTTCGTCAGCTTCTGGTCTTTAATGGCAAGCATCAACTTAGCTTCGTCTGGATGAATACCTTCCAAGAAAGAAACGAATAGGCTCTCTCGTTTGATAGGTTTCAAATCAGTACGACAGAATACATAGAATCGTCTAACCTCATTGAACATATTTGTTGGAGTCATACCCAGTGGTTCATCTGCTGGTTTGAATGGTGGCTCACCCTCTGGAAGAATAAACTTCTTGGCTGGATCGAATGCATAATCAAAGATAATTTTCAGTGCTGCATCTTCTTTGTACTTGTCCAATGATGTTGTGTCAGCATTGATTTCTTTAAGCATTTCTGTTACATATTTTCTCATTTAAAAATCCTCAATTTCGTCTAATAGTAATCGACAACGATGTTCCATGAGATAGTTCATGATCTTCATCTTATCGTTATTTGGCTTAGTATTTAGATACGCTTGGACGATGTTCTGTGTAACTTCTTCTGGAATATGTTCGAATGCTACCAGTGTAGAGTTACGATGCCAGTTGCGTCGCTCTTCATCATTACGGCATGCCTTGAATCCATTATCAATAAATTCCTGCAGTCGTTTAGATGATACAGTCTTCTGACGCTCAACATTAACGAACACATCATCCTTACTCAGAATGTTTGGAATACCATCACCAGAGTCACCTTTGACGATATGCTCAATCATAAACTCATGGATCTCTTTCTGAGTTGCAATGACATACTTCTTCTGCATTGGTGACCACTGCTTCACAGTAGGATACAATTGCAGTTGTTTGAAGTCTTTATCAGAAGAAAGAACAAGAATCTTCTGTGGTTCCTCAACCAATCCTTGGATGCATTGGTTGTTGGTCTGGAGCCACTTGGTCATCACAGCAATAACATCATCTGCTTCTGCCTGTTCCACATGGATAACTCGATATGGAAAGTAAACAGCCAAGTCATCTCGCATCTCTGATAGTGTATCAAAGATTAGCTTCCAATCCAGATCGGATGCTTCACGATTTTTCTTGCGTGATGCTTTGTAGTTAGGGAAGAAGTCTTTCCTCCAGTACTTGCGACCATCACAACAGATAACCATCTCACCATATTCTTTGCCATACTTTTTCTTGTATGACTTCAATGTGGACAATGTCACATGTCGAATAAGATTCTTCACTTCTGCTTCAGTACCCTTTAACTCTCGTTGAAAAGTTAAGATAGCTGCAAGTGCAACCTGACTATAATCAACTAATATCATTAAAATGCTCCCAGCAATACACATTCTTCATTCACACGACCATTCGGCACAGTTGGCTTTGTGGTCAATTTCTTGAAAGCACCATTCAGTGCTCTCTTACCCATAGACAATCCATTGAAGAATTCTTCTGGTTTGCGTAGTGTCATAGTCTTAGACTCGCTGACACTAAATCCAAGGATAGTCGTACCTTTAACAGATAATGAACCAACGTCTGCTTTGTAGACAGTAACCTTACGATACTTCGTATTATACACCCACAACTCAGTTGCAGTGATAATGTCAACTGGATTGCATGACTTGAGTTTTAATTCAGCAAACTCTTTCAGGTACTTCATCTTTGAAACTACCTTGTTAGGATTCGTAGCCTTACGCTTGCGTGGCGCACGAGATGCCTTAGCAGTCTGTACTTGTTGTTGACAGTCTTGGATGATTGATTCCATAAACTGGATGAATTTCTTCAACTCTCGTTTAGAGAAATGAGAGTAACCTTCGACCAGTTGTTCATCGTCACCAGCAAGAACCTCATTCAACTCATCCAATGTACTAACATACATCTCACCAATGCGTTTGGCAATAGGTGCTGCAACGCTATTGGTAAGCAGATAGTTCTTCGTGGAGAAGTCGGATGTTCTGTTGATAACAAAATCATCAATTGCAGCATCGATCTCAGCAGCAAGTTGATGTGCCTTTTCTTCCATGCGGTCTTGAATAGAAACCACTGGAACAATCACTGCTGTATCCTGTTTAGTTACAGTGGGTACTTCTTTACTCATAATATTCTTGACCATATTGTTCAGTGCAGTCATATGGTCTTCAGAAAGTGTATTACCATTTGCAATCAGACGACAGAGTGTACCAAGCTGGCGCACATCATAATCTTCTGCCTTGCTGATGGCAATGACTTCTTTTTTCTTACTTTGTTTTGCGAAATACTCAATGGCATACTTGCGACGCAGTTTGTCGTCTGCGTTTAAAGTATACCATTGCAATGCTCTCGAAATTGAGACATTGTAGTTGTCTTGATCCAACATCGGCTCATCAGCTTTTCGGTTAAGAGAAGCATGAGCATTTGCTCTACGTTTTGCAGCTGTCGCCATAGGAATAATCCTCCAATTTATAATATATTATACCGCAAAACGCAATTAGTGTCAAGCACTATTTTCAATCCCCTCAACTCTGTGTGGTCTTTGTCACAGTCTCGTATAGGTCTACGAAGTCCTCGTGGTCTGCAACTTCCTGTGTTAGATTCTGCTTATGGAAAGTTACTGCAATCTTCTTAATCGTTTTCTTCGGGATCTGGAACTGGTCTGACATTTCCTTAATGATTTCCTTGATTAAGTCACGTTCAGCTTCTGTACGTGTCATTGATGCGCTAATCTCTTGGATTGCTCCACGCAGTTTCTTGCGATCTTCTTCTGATTGAATACTCATATTATTTCTTTGTAACAGTTGTTTTAAACACACCACTGAGAACAACAATGGCTAACCATGTCTCAAAGGTATACGGAATTGCAAGAACAGTGAACAGTGTATTCAGTGACCAGATGACTGCAAATGGTATAAGAATGAATAGTGCTACAACAAGTAGAACTACAGAAATATATGCTGCTGAATTATCAAATTTCATATTAAATCTCCATTGATGTTACACTGTCCCAACGAAAACTGCGCCACTCAGATTTCTCTAAGTCGAAGACACGTACTGCGGATCCAGAAGTCTGGCTAGTTGTCGTTTCGGTTTTTGGTTGTTTGTCTTGCGGGATTTTCGCTTCGGAGAGGGTACAGAGCATTGATCGTTCTGTACCATCTTTTTTGGTGAAGACAATCCGAATTCCTTGTTCATTAGTGCGCAAATTTTTGAGGACATGTTGTTGTGCTTCTGTATCAGTTGCTAGGTTCAAGTTCATTTTCAAATCTCACTTTCAATTCATTAATAAATGGCAAAAAGAATTCTTTAAATTCTCGTTCGGTATAAAACATAGTAAACGAACTATCAACGATAGGTTTACCAGTCTCATTCTTTAGGTTTCTCTTGAATGTAACTTCAATGTTGTCATACTCATGTTTCATGACCTTTACGGTGGTGAGTAGTCCACCCTTGTACAACTCTGCTTCATAGTTGAGACTCATACATATCCTTCTTGTGCTTAGGGTTTCGAATGTACTGAACCTTAGACTCCACAACTCTTTGACGATATTTTGGAGTGCGCAAATCCTTTGCAATCGGATTTCTTCGTTTCAGTGTTTTGTTATTATACATGATAGTCTCTTACAAAGCAAATTTTATTTTAAGATTACATTAAAATTAAATACAACTCGTGTTGCTTCTGGAATTCTTATAGAGTGCATTAGACTTCCATCAAAGATAACGAATCTTCCTGTTTTTGATTCTACTTCCTGCAAGATACTTCCATCTTCGTTAAAGAAGACTGTATTAGCATTTCCACAAACATAATATAGTATCACATGATGTGGGATGTCATAATCTATGTGTTTATCAGACATTCTATCATGCAAGCCTGGATATCCAATCACTAGATTAGATCTACTTCTTATTATTTTGTCAATCTTATAACCAGTAGAACCTGAAAATAACTCTAACAAAGTTATAGCAGTCCCGATATACTCAGACGTTTTAACGGAAACATCCTCATGATCAAAGATATGAGTCAATGTTCCAAAATCATGCGCTCCATCAAATGGTGTTGTTTCTGGTAAATAATACCATGGAAAGTTTGGAGATAATAAAATATTACGCAGTCTGTTTGCATAATTTTCATTTACTAAGTTATCATGAATCTCTAACATTAGAATTTACTCAGCAATTCTTTAGCTTCTGCCATGTCTCCAAGGTCATTATCAATACACTCAGCCAATACCATACGCATTAGTGAATCAATAATGAGTTGGTCTTGTTCAGAGTGAGAAGATTTCCACGCTTCGAATTCATCGAATGAGTCACACGCCCACATCTCATCCAAGAGTTGCACATGACGCTTGGAGATACCTTTAATCGTAATCATACTGTTTCCTTAAAAATGTTAGACCATGTCATCAGCTTATTCAGCTTCTCATTCTTTGCAGCCAAACAAGCAGCTTCACTAACGATACCATTATCAATTAGCAGGTCAATCATACACATCAGGTCACCAATTTCTTCTTCGAGATGTTCTCGATTGTTAATTTTGGTTACTGGGTGTGCGTCTTCCATACCAAACCTGAATACTTTACTTATCGCTTGACTAACTTCAGCACATTCTTCCTGCGTGATCAACAGAATCTCACTGTCAATCGCATTCTTTTGTTTCATCATTGCAAATTTATTCATCGCTTCTCCATTGCGTTAACACCAGACAACATCAACAACAACCCAAAGGTTGCCAACAAGATTACAGACAACAACGACGCATTTGGATCTGCGTCAAGAGTGCCCACTGAAGCAAACACCATCAAAAATCCAATACCTAAACGAATTGAACCACGCATTATACCACCTCTTTCACTTTAAAATAATGATAGGGTAAACCAAGAGTGAAACACAGGTACTCGTCGTCGCCATTTGTACCCTCAGCTTCGTGAATCCACTTCAGTGCAGCTTCACGATCCACAGCACCAGCAGAGATCAGCGAATCTATCTGCGCTTCGAAACGAATCACAGCACTAGCTTCAGCTTCCTTGCGAGCAATGTCTTCACGCTCGATCACAGCACCCAAACTGGCAAACTCATTCTCGAAGTCTGCTTCAGTCCAGTTGGATGTATCAATACCACGAGGACGAACACCATAGGCATCCTTATACATATCCCAGTACTGGCACTGCATTTGTTCCAACACAGACATTTCTTCCCAAGACTTAAATTCACTCATGATCTATTCCTTATTTAAAAACAATCAAAGCCAACAAGATACTGTTAAAGAAGAATCCAACTGCATTCGATACTATGTATAACGTATCTTTTTGCACGATGGCTCTAAACAAAAACAACATCAAACCAGACCAAACAAGAATCACCATACTGACTGGTGGAACTGTATTTGAGTATCCAAGAATCACCCCAATAGTCGTTGGGAGAGTCGCACCATGAATCAGTACCATTCCAATCCAACCACTAAGAGCACCTAATTTCTTTATCAATTTTTCATTTTTCATACCTTAATTATACAGCAAATTGCATTTAAAGGCAACAAATTTATGCAACAAAAAACCCCTGCAAATTCAACAACTTACAGGGGTTTATGACCCTACATACTGTAGGGGATTACGAGATTAGTCGTTTCGGGTGTTGCGAGTCGGTGGATCGTCGGGCAACAAGTCCATTGGCGGTGGAGGTGGTGGAGCCATCGTTCTCGCCATCGGTGCAGGCATTGGAGCAGGCATCGGTGGTGGAGCCATTGGAGATGGAGCAGGTGCGTTAGCAGCAGTGCCAGCGATTTTCTCTTGTGTACGACCAAAAGCAGCGATACCCAGAACAGCACCCATTGCCAAATGGAACAACCCTGCTCCCTGTAGCGTCAGTGGTTGCCACTGAGACACTGGTTGTTTAAGAAGAACTTGTACTAAACTCCATAGGACAGGGAATACTGCCATATCCAGAGTACACACAAGCATATACATCCACCCCATCGCTGGACGCCACTTCTTCTGCATCCAGTCTTCGTCTTTCTTAACTTCTTTAACTTCTTCAGCCATCATTCTTCCTTATTATAGTGTTATTGGAAGCCACAACCATATTGCCTGTGACATCAACAGAGCAGCTAAACCACCTACTCCGAGACTTGCATAATATAGTCTATTGTTAACAGCCAAAATAGAAGCAGTCAGTAAAACAATTGCGATCTGTAGTAAGGATCCACCATAAGTGTACCATGGACTACGTGATTTCGCCACTGCACGTTCTTCTTCTAGTTTTCGTGCCTTTGCCATCAATTCTTTTTTACCTTCACCAGATGCTGGATCAGATTCATATCGAGCAATCTTAGATGCCAACTCTCTAATTCTTTTAGGATCCTTAGCATCTTCTAAAGCCATCTCAGCTAAAGTGCTTTTGATAGACTTAGCCTGATAGAATGCCCATGTATTATTAGCATCAATTGTATTGTTTAGCACTTTACTTGAGTTGCTACCACCCATTAGAGTATTGATAGCCAGTAAAGCAGCTAAAAGAGTGATTACCCATCCAGCCTTGTCTTTAATTAGTGCCTCACGCTCTGAACGTGATAGTGGTTTTGGTGTGTCTGCCATAAATTCTCCTTTTGCAACTATTTATTATCTTGGGTGATTCATAAACCACTTCTTCAAACCCTCTGTATTGAAGTCTCCATCGAAATACTTTTTGAACCCTCTGTAGAAACGAATCTTTTCTTTATTACCAGCGAATCTCTGAATAATTTCCTGTTCTTGTAGGTGTTCCCTAATAAGAATTGGAAGTATCTCCAGATACAACATGTACCCAAATATAGCAAAAGATGCTATGAATGTACCAATAGCAATGATCGCATACAAATACGAACGCAGTACTATGAGTATAGCAGGAATAAGAAATATCCCAATGATGGTGATACAACTTAGTAGGATAGCTTTACTTTTTATTTTAGTTCCTTTGTTGTCTGCGATACTCTTCAGCTTTCTTATCCCAGTACTTCTTATTTCTTTCTGCAATTATCCTTTCATGATCAGTAACCAGACGTGGTATAAAATTTTGCCCATATTCTGGATAATCTTCTTTACGTAGTTCAACAATCCAAACTAAACAAAGAGCATAAAATATTAGAACTATTACAACACCAAAAACCCACCACATCTCTTGCTTAAGTTTTTTAATTTTACGTTCACGTTTAGCAGCAGCAGCCTGTTCGATACGCATTTGTTTGGCAATTTGAGTCTTTTGTTCTTTGCCTAACTTTTCCATCATCTCATTTACTTCTGTCCAAAGAGCACCTAGTTCTGGTGGACTCTGATAGATCATCAACTCACGTAGTTCAATTTCCATCTGCTCAAGTTTCTTACGCATCAACACACGCTGTAGCGCACGTTTACCTAAACTCGCATCACCAGTATAAACTTGAGATTTACTACGTCTTTCTTCTTCATCAAAGACTGCTTTACATTTTGCCATGTTGTCAAAATACGCACCAAGCTG